CTGTTCGCAATAACTTGTAGCTGTCTTGAGAAGAGTGGGTTGGTAGCTAACTCCCAGTCAAACAGATGAGAATACATCGCACTGATTGTATCTGCCCGAAGGCTATTGAAACGAGCATCTACTTCAGCCTTGATAGTGGCTGTGACCTTGGCGTCGGACTGTTCTGGCAACTGGCTGTATACAAAGTAGTCAGCAAAAGTCATGGTCTTGCCAGGAGCATTGAGTATCAGCCTACGCTTCTGTAGTCCTGGATAGGTATCCTTTTGGTATAGGGTTAGTCCTCCTGCGACTTCATTAAAGGCTGCTTGGACATTCTCAACAGCATTCGAACTATTCCCCTGTTCTTCCAAATCCATTGTGCCTAACAGATAAGTCTGTTCATCAGGGCGGAGTCCTGCTGTGGCAATATCAGACATGTCCGTCAGGATATCCAAGCCAGGGGTCGCTGTATTTACGATCGCCTTACCAGACTGTGTGATGCTTATGATCTCATTTAGTAGATAGGCTTCATCCAGAGCCTGCCAGGCGTTACCAAACTGCTGTGCTACAGGAACTGCTTGCTGTGAAGCAGAATCCATTGTATTGATCTGCCCTGTAGTCAGGATGTTCTTCAGTGGGGCATTGTATGCTGATGGCAATCCATTGATACGATAAGGAGAAGACTCTTCAAAGATGTTCTCATATTGCGAGGAAGTGATAGCCACCTGAACCAAATCCGAAGCCTCTGGAACTGTCTCGGTGTTCAATCCACGCAGCATAGTGCCGTGGATCCCCAGCATGTTGAGAATCTGGTTTTGAACGAAGATGGCTTGCATTCTGTGAATGCTGGACACTGCACGAGTCATCGTACGGAGGTTATGGAACTGATCCTCCAACTGACTGGACATGGCTGCCAGTGCCTGAATGCCTCCGTGAAACGGTTCGTTCAAAGGATTGCTCTGGGTTCCTGGTTCGTCTCCAACCGAGTTCATGCTGATCGAAATCATCGTGTCAGCAGGTCCTACGTGCTGGTAGGTTGGGTATTGCATAGCAGCCAATGGGATCATCGGTAAGTTATTTACCATTACAACGGAGACCTGGTTTGGGAACAGGTCGAAGTCCCCCTCCACTCTTGAGTCGGCGCTGGCAAGAGTGATAGTGTGGTCGAAGAAAAAAAACACCCCCTGCTCAGTGTAGTAATCCAAATCCCAACCATCTCCGCTCTTTGGTAGAGATTGAGCAGCCTGTAATACCAGTTTCTGATAAGTAGCATCTGGAATGCTTAGAATACTGGTGGTTAGAGGTGATGCTGGTGGAAGCCCATCAGTTGATTTCGTTGGAGTTGCTGGCAGTTGATTAGAGTATCCAGCATTGGACATGATTGTCTGAACATACAGTGGGGTATTCTCACCATTCGGAATGCCTGCTGGAGGTAAGCCATCTGGAGTTTTGATCTTTCGTGGATTGATTCTGCCATGGCTTTGGGTCGTACCATCACGATAGGCGTAGATATAGGCTGGCCCAGCGTTATAAGCACCAAGGGCATGCGGATAGTTACCGAAATTCTTCAACTGCTGGGCTAAGTATTGGCATCCCTTTTCCGCGTTCGTTTGCGGATCCAAAAGTTGTTGTCTGGTGAGTTGGGCTGTGGAGGGGAGTAGTTGGAGCAAGCCCACCGCGCCCGTACGACTAATAGCATTAGGGTTACCATTGCTTTCATAAATACACTGCGCAGTGACAATCTTAGGATCAAGACCATTCTTCGTTGCCGCAGCGTTGAGAATACTCTGGATGTCATTGGACACCTTCGTCGTCTTGGATGACACCTTCTTTGGGACGCTCGGCGGTGGGACAGTTGGTGTGTAGGCTGCTGTGGCAGGCGAGGTTGCTGGTAATGAGGAAGAGGCTTGGTTGAACGGAGACCAAGTGTACTCTCTCCACTTGAATACGGTCACTCCTTCTTCTTGAGTATTCCATGCTGGCATTGGGGGAGAACTGTGAGAACCTGGATGGTTATCCATGTTCCTACTGATGTATTTAGCAATGTAGAACTGGAACTTGGTTGAGTCGGTGGAGTTAGAAGAGTCTCCATTGGCGTCTTGGTATCCAAAGTCCTTTGAGAACGGAGCGTAGTTGAACAACGACATCGTCAAGACGACATCGAGAACATTGTTTGAGTCTGGGTTTGTGTCTATTCTCAACTGACGAAGAGCGAAAGCCATTCTTTGCGTCTGTGTAGTTAGTTGAGTATTGGTGAAGTGTTGGCGTAGGAAGTCGTTCTCAACTTCGACAAACGGTGCGGCTTTGAAAATAGCCCAGATGTTGCGTAGATCTACCCACTGGCTGTAGTCATAGGTTCCGTCAGACTGCTCGAATCGAACGGCTTTCCAGTGAACAGTAACATCCCAACGTGCCTGTCCGCTCTTGATGAACATAGGCGAAATGCCACGGATAGTAGCCAACTGGTCATCATTCACGATCCTATTGGTGGAGATGTCCGTCGGTGGAATCTGAAGGACAACATAGCCAATGCGGAAATAGCCAGGCTGCGTCGTATCGGTTGTTGAGTATAGTGGTGTTAGAGGCTTAGCCATGTATTTCTCTGATCTGCTCTCTCGTCCTTAGACTGCGAAGTTTGGTGCGATCTCGGTAGTTGATGGTTACATTTGTATCGCCGCTGCCAGGGATCATTGCCACCTGTCGAGCGGTGTCGGCGGCTCTGGAGTGATCAAAGGCGTGCATCTGAACGGTCAGGTCAGATGTATTCCTCATCGGAGCCACCATTGCTTTACGAACTCCAGGACTACCTTCCATTACCCTTCTCGGAGGATTGCTGGACATTTCTCCTGGTGTTGGTTCTCCTGGTATAGCTCCAGGCACACCTATCATTTCCTCAGGGCGGTATCTGTTGCTACTGGTTCTGCTGAAAGTAGCAATAGGACGTCTTTTGTTTGGAGTAAGAGCCACGCCCAAAGCAGCCAATGCTCCAAGACCGACAGCCATACTGGCACCGTGCTCGGCAAAAAACTTACCAGCCCTACCAGTGGCTGTGCCAGCAACTGCTCTTCCCTTTTCAGCCAGGAACTCTGAAATAGAGCCCAGTCGGGAAGCAGATTCGTCTGCCATTCTACCACCATGGTGTGCTCCAAGAACTCCCTCAACATCTGACATTATGCGAGGCAGATTCTTAGCAGCGAACTGTTCACCAAATGGTCTTCCCTGATCTATAGTAGCAGTAAGAGCCTGCTTAGCCAAACGCCCTTTCTCTGTGCGTGTGGCAGCCCATTGAGTCATGTCGGAGATCGCCTTTTCACCAGTCAGGTATTGATACTCTTTCTTGGTGACCCAGTCTTCTCCATGGAGTGTCTTGCCCAACCCCATGAATGTATCCATGAGTTGATTGGCGGAAGCGGTCGAGTTTTCGTTAGCAATAGAAGACTTCAACTGGTTCAGTTTCTGTAAAGCCGTCTCCAAACTGAAAGTAGCATGCGCCTTACGAGCACTGATAGGCGCCTGTCTGATCATGCTGAAAGTCAAAGCATTCAAACGAGCCGAGGCTTGATAATCATTAGCGAAGAACTTACTTCTGGCGAGGTGTTCAGTAACCTCAGTCAGTTCGTTGGAGTAGCCTCCAATAGAGGCGCCAGCGGTTCTGTTTATAGCAACCCGAGCACGATCGGCAACCCCCTTGGCGAACTTCTCAGTTCTACCGTATAGAGACTTCGGAGTATATCCCTGATTGAGATTAGCCACCTCAGAAGTTCCGAGAACTTCTTCCATCGAGGATATAATCTGTGCTTGCTTTCCTCCCTGGATAGCATCAAGTGCTTCCTGAGCCGCCGCGCGCTCTTCATCATTTGCCCAGCCATGGATTACCAGTTTGTTATTCTCCATCCGTGTGCTGACATCGAAGAACAGAGCATTGACGTTATCTTTATCGACGTCTCCGAACATCAAACGAGAGACGCGTTCGGAAGTAGCAATCTCACGAGTTCCAGCCAATGACTTATCCATTCTGTACTTCAAGAATGGTAGGAAGTTGGTAGGCTGGCGGTGTAGCAAACCAACAACATCTTCGCCCCTTTGTAGGGCTTCGCGAACTCTCTGGCTGCGGATACTTGCCACAACCTCAGGGCTCAGACGGGCTAAGAAAGGATCTCCCTGCTCAGCCGCAACTCCTAATACTCCAGAAACGCCCATAGGATCAAAGGCATGAGGACGCAAAGCACTCTGCTTACCAGTAAGGAATGCTTCCGAATACTGATCCAGCAACTTCCCTTTCATCGCTTCTAGTTTAGCAGGATCTTTCTCTGCCGCCATCTCATGTAAAGTATGTTGCCACTGGTGGGTCTGATACTCACCTGGGGCAAACTGAGGACTCTCGGCTCCATAAGCAGCAGTGCCTGGCACAGGCACAACTTGACCATTAGCCAGAGTCATCTGGAAGTTTTCTCTATACTGGGCTATGCTTGGGTCAAAGATAGATCCAGCCCTACCCGCGGCGGATTGTATGCTGGCTTTTTGTAGGAACGCTTCACTGGCAGGAATGACATTTCCTGAATACTTCCCAGCGAATAGAGACTTGCCAAACTCCAAAGCCTGTCTCGGATCTCCACCAGATACTGTCTGTAAGCGAGACTGTATAGCCTTCAGGCTGGCGTTCTGTCCTCCTATACGCAGATAGGTTCCGACATCGTGAGTTATCGTTGCGAAGCGTGGGGTATTCACCAGAGAGTGATCCCAAGCATAGGTGGTCAGACTCAGGTGGTTCTTCATCATCCAGTCGCCCAAGTTTGTGCTACCTGATTGGATGAAGGCATTGAAGATAGGATCCTTTGACTGCCCAGCCGTACGGAGCGCGGCGCCCGCCTGAGCAAAGAAGTCCTCGTTGATCTGAGCCAGGGTTAGTATTCTCTCAGCCGCCAACTTATCACTCTCGATTTGATTCTTGGCAGCATCGATTACCAACTGTCCATAGTTGAAGGTGATACCCTGCTCACCCATCCGAGCCAGGTATCCTTTGGAGATTTCATTCTCACCGAAGCGATTGAGGATGTCTTCTGCCAATCCCATGTAGGTATGAGCAGGATCCATCTTGTCCATAGCATACTCGGCAGGAGCCAGAACATTGACATCCGAAGAGATATAATCCTTACTACCAATGCGGCGATAGTGTTGATTCAAGATGTCACGCATCGCTGCGAAGTGTTCGGTAACCCTACCCATTCCTTTGACGCCGGCGGTATCTGTCTTGGCTCCTTGTAGACCAAGAGCATGACGGATGCTAACAGCAAACCCTGTATCAGTCTCGGCGATCTCAGAGACCACACCAGACCCAATAGGCAGAACACGGTTCTTCTCATTGAACCCAAGAACCATGTCTTCGGTAACTGACTGCCCTTCTCTTACACCTACATCTTGCATGTGGTAGGTGCGTGAGCCTTCTACCTGGAACATGCCAGCATGCTCTGGATCACGGAAAGTTACTGTCTCACCCATGGCTCCGAAGTTGCGTAGAGCCTCGTGTAGTTCAGATCCATAAGTCTTGTATAGATCTGGGAACATAGCCTCTGCTGCCGCGGGAGACATCTCGCTTAGGGCTGCGCGATCCTGTGGAGAAATCATGGCGAAAGTCTCCCTGATTCCAGGAAGAGTATCAGCACCAGTCAGAGATTCCCAGGCTGTGCTGCTCCATTTCTGTCTGGCAGAATCAGGAATCTGAACTCCAGGCTTCGGAGCGATCTGCCATTCCTTAGTGATCGAGCGCCAGATTGGATCCTGCTTCTCAGCACTCGGGGCTCCCCAAGGAGAGAGGTTAGCCGCTCTACGAAGAGCATAGCGGCGCTCATAGACACCAGCCTCACTTGCCATTGGCATGAATCTGGCACTGTTGATATCTGAACGAATCAAAGCCACTCTTTGTTTAGGAGTGAGTTCGTCGTAAGTAACCATCTTGTGCTTCTCGTTCTCGAATAGTGGCAAAGTAGTTCCCTTTGCCACCATACCTCTGGTCTGCCGAGCCTGGGCGGTATAGAACCCAGTTCCTTCATCACCGAAGGATCTTAGTTCAGCGACACGACGAGCATCCAGAGGATCGCCAGCCTGCCAATAGGCATGTGCTGCTACTTCACCAGACAGACTTGGAGCCCCTGGATACGCCGACTCAATAGGAATGTTCGGATTCTCCAGCATCATCTTACCAATCCAGGTTGGTAGATCGAACACATTTTGATCGGCGCCGATTACAAAGTCACCCACTCCAACAGCCGTTCCACCAGGCATTACAACTGTGCCAGTGGCAGCATCAACCATTGGGATAACCAGGTTCTTTAGATGCTCTCCTTCTCTACGCTCAACCGAGATGCTTAGGATCCTACCAGTCTTGCCTGACACTACATCCTTGGATAGTTCTAATTCGATCCCACGGATTCTTCCAGCCCTCTTGGCTGCCTCAAACATCTTGTAGGCTTCAGGCGCCTGCTCCTCAAACGCCGCTCTAGAAGGATCGTTCCATCCGAGATCCCAATCAAGAGGAACTCTTGTGGTGGCTCCAGTTCTTGGAACACCTCCCCAACTCTTCAGAGTGCCTTCATAATCAAGCCTGTTCAGTTCACGTAGTCGGTTGCGTAGGGTCTTCACGAACTCAGGGCGGCTGGAGTATTCATTGAACATTGCTACCATCTGATCCTGGTTTAGGATCTTGGCTTCTTCTCCCAATGCTCCTTGTGCCCATTCAGTAGGTGTCAGAGACGAGCGACGTGCCACGTGAAGAGCATTAGTCAATAACTCTCCCTTTTGTAGTCGCTCGATCTCCGCAACACGGAGCTGGGCTCCGAGTTCTCCTGCCGCACTTTTAGCCAATAGATCGGTAGTCTTTACAAAACGGCGATTGAACAGTTTGGTCAGCACTCGCTGCTCTTTGAGGAAGTCCCTGTGCCCACGACGTTCAGCCACCAGATAAGCCGAGGTCATTTGGTCGACAGCACTGGGTCCTTTTCCAGGGTTCTGGAATAGGCTCTTTAGATTAGCCATGACTGGTTGCTCATGGCGCTGCCACTTCTCCATCTTTAGGATATCCGCTGCCTCTGTGGCTGTTCTGGCGCTCTGAATGGCAAAGTCCCTCACCCCACCAAATAGTTTAGGAACAGCCGCTCCAGTAGCAAAGATGATTGGGGTGGTGATTAGGGCTGTACGAAAGTATCCCCTGTCCTCATTCTTGGCAAAGAGTGGGGTAAAAATGGAGGCAGCTGTAGTGAACGGATTCCGTACTACGAACTGCGCCATAGATGAGAAGGGGATTTTAGGCATAGGAGAAAAGGGAGGTGGGAAAAGAGTGATAGGAGGATGACCGCGGCAACGGTCGATCACGCTTGAAGGAATCCCACCTCCTGACGTAACTCTAGAATACTACCTTAGGGAGAGGTTACCAAAGGGTCTATCCCTGTGAAGGATTGAACTTTTTCTATCATTTCTTTTCGGAAGCCGAGACCGAATCCAGCGGAACCCTGTTGCTGTTTTTCATCATTCACTATCTCGTAGGAAATAATTCCCACCACTCTACCATCAGATCCAAAAATGGCGGAACCACTGTCACCTGGGATAACATGGAAGGTATACCAAAACAACTGACTGGATTGATTCACATCAGATGTATCATTTTCTTGAGCGTTTAAATCCAACTTCCCAACTAATCGTCGTCCTGGATACGAGTCTCCACCATAACCATAAAGGAAGACCTTCTCGTTTGGTTTAGGAGGTTTGACATCAACTAGGTCTTCTTCTGGTATGTAATGCTTGAAAGCAGGACCATCGAGAAATAAAATCACGTGGTCTCGGTTGTCTACTACACCCGCCAAAATGTGATAGTGGGTGAACAGTAGATCTATACGGAGTTCGTGAGAAATGCCAGTATACCTATCATCACAGTGCTCGGCTGTTAGGATAGCATGCGGGCCTATAGCACTCGCAGTACACTCGTTCCCTTCCCTTCCATCAGGCTCAATGAATACAATCCTATGTTCATAGAGTTGTTGCTGAGTGGTGGGTTGATGTTGTGGTGGTCTCAAGGTGAAAAGCAGCAATGAGACTCCAAGAAGAATCAATAGCAGCGATCGGACAAGTGGCTTCATCGTATCCTCACGGGTCGCCCAGTCCAGAGCACTACGACCCAGTCACCGTCCCTCGCGGGGCCCTCTGTTCGGTGTTATGCGTTACATGCCTTATCGGTACAATACCAAGCCATCATTTGATCGATGGTGGTCAGATCGGTTACTATCCCTTCCGAATCCAAACGCTCCACTATCTCGCAAGTATCAATGTCGATCTTCTTCAACGCGGTAGCGAACTGAACATCCCCTTCAGGATCTACGGTCATCATCATGTCCCGAGTCAGGGAAATCCAGGTGAGCATAAACCCACCGTTGCTTACCACACTAACAGTGGGCCATGGCATGTGGCCGAATTCTAGAGTTTCCAGAATCTTCTTCAGTTTTCGGATGGCTCTGGGTGCGGGCTTTTTAGTTTCCTGACCACCCCATCCGTCGGGAATCTTCTTGAACTTCTCGACGATGTTTATAGTACGAATACAACTACTCGTCGAGGGCTTTTCTAAAGTCTTTCCAACCATCATGGCCAGCCTCCGCAATCAGTGCCGCAGGTACTTTATAGAAACAAAGGTGTTTATCTAATATCCCAACCTCTATCAAATCACCCAACTCTACCTGCGCGGTTAGCAAAAAGTTTGAGATAGGAGTAACGATTAGTTTCTCGAGTGTGCGCTTCAAATACCTCGCACCATACTTCTGACTGGTGCCTTCCTTTAGGAGGAAGTTATTTACTTCATCAGAACAAGTAAATGCGAACTTAGCCATAGTCGGAGCCGACAAGATTCGTTTCTGAATGTGACCTTCTTCAATCCTCAGAATCTCTCGCATTGCTTCTTCGGTAAGATACTGAAAGGTTATTACCTGATCTAGTCGGTTCATGAACTCAGGGCTGAATCTTCTGGCTGCGGCTGATTCAGAGATCTTCTGTAGCCTGCCACCAGAAACGTTGATATCTGGGGAAAATCCAATACCACCCTCAAGAGCAAACATCACTTCTCTGGCTCCCAGGTTGGACGTCATAAAGATAATGGTATGAGTAAAATCGATCACCTTACCAGTCGTATCGGTCATCCGACCTTTATCTAGAATACCAAGGAGCAGTTCCCAGAAGTTCTCGTGGGCTTTCTCTATTTCATCGAAGAGAAGGATTGATAACTGGACTTTGTCGTTGTGAGTCTTATCTAGTTTCTCCTGGGTTATCTGACCTCCACCTTCTTTATGACCAATATAACCAGGAGGGGCACCAAGAATCTTAGCGGTCTCGTGAGATTGCTGGAACTCTGCGCAATCAACACGAATGAATGACTTCGGGTCTCCGAACATAATGTCAGCGACGGCTTCGCATAGGTGAGTCTTCCCAGTTCCAGTTGGACCTAGAAGTAGAATGTTGCCGACAGGTCTCTCCACATCATTCAATCCAGCCATAAAGTTCTGGATTGTTTCAGTGGTTTTGACTACCGCCTCTTCTTGTCCTACCACGCGGTGCCGTAGTTGATTCTCGAACTCAACAGAATCACTACACCTAATCGACGTATCAAGTTGGACTTTCTCTGGGGCGTGGGACATTTCCACCTACTGATAGCGTTCAGGGTTCCGTCTCATGTCTTTCATGAGAGCATCTTTCTGGTCTAAATCTACATCTACCCGAACGTTTCCTCGGCTTCTACTAGCCTGGTTAGAGGTTAACATGACCTGCGGGTTCTTATCATGTGCCGCAACAATCATGTCTTCGACGGACTTGCGAATGTCCTCTACTGATCTGCGATCTTGCCCAGTCAGTTCTCTAACAGCCCCATCAATATAAGGCTTGCGCCACAATAGAGCGGCTCGATCATCAAAGAGACCGAAGTCGTGTGAATCGTAGCCTTCTTGCTGGACAATCTTTAGTTTTACATCTTCATAGTCTATGGCTGGATTATACAAAGGCGACTCAGCAGCCTCAGGTAAGTTCAGCCCACGACTTGCGAAGAACTCTGCTATTTCCTTGGATCTTTGGTAATCACCATAGTTCAGCCGAGTTTTAGCCCCGGCATACTCTGCCATGGACTCCTCAGTGTATAGCCGACCACCCTCACCAATCTCAGGGACTTCGGCTCCAGACGCGCGGGCGATTGTAGCCTGCTGAGCCACCCACTGGGCGCTCAGGGCTTTACCCATCTCTTTCGGCACCGAAGAGAGTATCTTGCTGCGCTCTTTCGGATCCGATTCCCGCAGGAAACGCTGGAAGTAAGCCGCGTCCCGACCAGAGAAAGTAGAGGCTATAAAGGTAGGCTCTCCAAAAAGGTTCGAACCTACTGCTGTCCTACTAGCCTGACTAGTATACCTTCCATGTAAAGTTGGCTCCGCGGTTGCTAACTTCATATCTCTAATGTATTCTAGCATATCCGCCATGGTATTCAAGTCCCATTTCTTCTGTGTAATCTCGGGAATACCAAGGTCTCCAACCACACGGCGGAAGGCTCCACGGGCATACGGCATGAGGAAGTCCTCAAGCGGATGCTGCCAACGACGTAGCCTAGCGCCTTCAACTTCCTGCTGCTGATACTGAGCCAGAGGAGTTCTTTCATGCCACAACTTGGTGTGGTAAGGAGACGGGATATAGCGAAGAGGGTTCCATCTAGCCTCATCACCTGTAAATGCTAGGTTCTCAGCCGCGGCGCCAGCAAATCTGGCGAGCGGTCCAAACATAGCCTGCTGCTCTGCCCCTCCCAAGTCCTTGCGATATTGAGCAAGTCCTTCGGTCATTAGAGCCTTGTTTATGTTGGTTCCACCTACATCAAATACTGCTGCGATGCGCTCCTGGTTAGCAAGAGAGCCCGCGGGAATGGTAATGCCCACCTCAGTTCCTGACGTCAAGGTATTGTGGAAGAAGTCGACAAGTCTTCGTTGACGATTCTCGACTTCACTGGCCACCTGCGCCGAAGACCAGTCGTTGTGCTCACCGAGAACCAATGCCGATTGATCTGCGGCTGTATATCCAACCGAACTCAGCCTGAACACACGTCCAGGGAACTCAGATAGTTCGATACCAGCACCACTGACATTGCTAATGGTTCCTGTTGCCTTAGTTATTGCTTTCGAGAAGCGGCGATCGTCCGTACGAACTACGGACTCTTTCATCTTCTTGACGCGCTCTATAATCTTCTCGTACTCAATGCGCATCTCCGTATCGTCTCGGGATTGCGCGCGTACATGTGCCTCCATGCGGCGATACTCAACGGAGTATGGCGCCACATCGGCAAGGATCTCCATCTTGGTTAGTGCGGGATATTCCTCAGGAGCCAGACCAGCAACTTCTGGGTGGAGAGCCTCATAACCAGCCCCAGGCAGACGAGCGAAGCCCTCAGGGATCTTGGCGAATGGATCACCTGTCCTGAAGTTGAGGAAGTAGTCCTCACCAGGTAGCCATGCTGGCATAGTGTTAGGGATGTCATTGACTTCTGTACGCTTCGGTTCAGGCTGAATGAAACGACGTAGAGGTTCTGAATAGCCCAATGTGTTGGACAGTTCAGGGTTTGGAGCCAGACCAGCACCAAGTTCCTTCTCGTAATACCTACGAGAGATATTCTCCATCATCCTGGATCCCTGGAAGAAAACTTCCTTTCCAGCGTTGGGATTAGGATACGCATTGCCGAACAGAGTACGGGCGATAAATCCAGGAAGACCGATCAGTTCGCTGAATTGTAGGGCTTCTCGTTTGCCTATGTCTTTGAGACCGAACTCTGGTTTTGGCGTAGAGGCGGGTAGTGCTTCAGGTCCCTTTGGCTGAAGCCGGCTGGAACCTATGTTGTAATCTGTAGATTCCCACTCTGGATGCATGAGCACCTCTGGCTTCACGATCTTACCGATCGTGCCAGCCAGGAGAGGTCCTACCAGAGGTATGTTGCTGAAAGCAGGGGAGGTTATTGGATATGGTCTGTCTTCGTAGTGCTGTCTCTCCAAGTAGTAAGGATCGCGCAAATAGCGGAATGGGTGAAGTAGTGGGTGATGTGCCCAATACTCTTTCTCGGATCCGTAGAGAGATATCTTTTCGGCGCGGGACTTGTGGAGAACTGTCCAGTGTGGACGGTACTCCTTGATACGGTTGCCTTCCCACGGAGTTGTTCCAAGATCCCACCAACGCCCAGATCTAATAGGAACTGGCTCGACACCGGAGAAGATGTCTTGTAACTCACCAGAGGATTTCCTGGTTCCCAACATTCCCGGGATGAATGGCAGCATCGCCGCGAAGCCAGCCACCAACCCAATAGCCATTGGGCTCTTCTTATTGAAATATCTTAGGAAGGTTTCTGTCGGCGGCAGTCCGTGAGAAAAGACTGTGGCAGACTTGGTTCTGGCGGCATAATCTGCAAACTGTCCAGTCAGTACCTTGGCATAGTGGAATGCTGCTCCACCAGTCAAACCTAACAGAGGCAGAGCAATAGGAGCATATTGAGCGCCTGGAACTAACTGTTCCTGCTTCTCAGCGATGGCATGAAGACCCGTCAGTTCGCTCAGTTTGGCGTGGGCGATCCTGGTCTGCTGATACAGATCAATGAAAGTATCGCTGACAACGTGGTGGGTTAGATAATCAGCAAAGCCAAGACCGATGGCGCCGGCGTAGAGAGGGAGTGCTCTCTTGGTCAGCAGCTCGTTGATGATGCCACGATTCTCCCCTCCCATGAATGGTACGTGGAAGAGTTTGTTGTATGTGCCTTTCCAAAGACCGAGTCGGATATCTGCCAACAGGCTTTGAGCACGTTCCGCCATCAAGAAACTTAGGCGTTCCGTAGTCCTATAAGCATTCTGAAGTGGCTTACCAGCAATGCGAATAGCACCAGGCTGGAACCCTTCGGTAAGCCCAGCGGCTTTGATTACGTCTTCATAGATTGCTTCTGGGTGTTGTGCTTTGCCTAGGTTGCGGAATAACTGACGAGCCCATTTGACCGGATGCTTGGTTGGACTCTGCCATGGCTTGAACTTACGAACTATAGAACTAGGTCTAGTCCAATCGAATGGAACGGATTCTAGTTTGGCTCCGAGGCGCTGTGAAGAGCCGGCGATCTTACCGGTGATTGGCTCACCGATCGTAGCATGCTGCTTGAAGAACCTCGCCTGAATGTGCTCGGCGCCTTCCAACTCCATGAAGGCAGAACCAGCACCGGTTCTACGGAAACGAAGAGGAGCTGCCTCGGTAACTCTAGTGCGTAGGTCAAGATTCGTCCCCAGCATGCGCTGGAGATGCTCTCCCATAGGAGAGAGACCGGCACCTGAGATCAGATCCGCGGCTGTAAGTTCTAGTTTTTCTGGGAGATAGGAGGAGTAAAGCTCACTCAGACCGAACGTTCTGAAGATGAAGTTCGGAGAGAGTTCTTCCATCCTTGTGAAGAGACTGTAGGCTCTCTTCGCAAAGTTTGGAAAGTTACGCATCGCATAGCGATGTCCAGCGACGAAACCAGCCCCAGCTGCTGTTAGTTCAGCGGTGCGCAGCAATGGATGTGGAGTATCCTGCTGATCGAACGAGATGAGGGGCTTATTGCGAAACAAGGGTTAGATCCTTACTCCTTGACGCGCGCTTCTCGAGTCCGATCCATAGCAGCCTGTTGAGCCGTGGTCAAGGGTCTGTGTATTTTCTTTGGGAGTGGGTTGCCTTTGGCATCTTTCTGAACCTTTGGATCAACCAAATCAAAGGTTCTACCGGTGGCTAGTTCAGTCTGCGCCAGCCGTAGAAAGAAGGTATTAGGATCCCAGGACTCTACCTCCTCTATCGTGTAGTTCAGAGTACTGGCTATGATTCCTTTTGCCGCCACAAGGTAGTTGCTGGTAACTATCTTACGAGCCATACCAACAGCAGGAATGAGATCCTCATAACGCCCACTGAAGGGGTTATTCAGCATCTGCTGTTTACAGATGTAAGATGGTATGCCTGCGGGGACGAGATCAGGGTCTGGCCCTTTGATGTAAACAAGACGATAGATATCTAGGGCAATATCCATCGGCTCCTGAAACGTGGATTCTTCATACCGAGTTTGAAACTTCTTGTATTCAGCCCACGTTAGATTACGCCAAACGACCTGATACCCATCCCTCCAGATTGCTTGATAGGTAGACATTACACACCACGCAGATTTCTGGAAATCTTGGTAATCATTTCGAGGAAATCTTGATAAGAGAGGCTCCCTTTGGCATTATTACATTTCCAACAGCAAGGTAAGCAGTTATCCAACAGATAACCTTTGGTATTATCTTTCCTATCTATTCCATTGTATTTGTATACAGAAGGTTCATGCCTCTCTTCTTTTTCAGGTGCCGAACCACAATAGTGGCAAACAGCAGAAGTGAACGCAAGAAAATGACGGAGCGACAACTCGAATGCTAATCCCCTCTTCTTTGCTCCTTGCTTGTATCTGGCAAAAAGTCTATTAGCAGCCGCTCGACCAAAAGGCAGAATCCTTCTTTTAGCGGAGTCCATTTGGACACATCCGCAACCGAAAGTCGTCCCACCTTTGAGATTGGAAGTTCCAGTTATAGTAGAGTTCCCACAATCACAAAGACAGTTCCATCTTGCCACCCCAGGTCGTAAGTCTGGAGCCCGCCCCAATACACGGAGTTTATTGAACCTCTGACCCGTTAGGTCTACGAATCGACCTCTCGACATGTCTTCTCCTAAAAGTATTCTCTGGTGAAGCGATCTACCATAGGACCACTATCGATCTGTGAGTCCTTGGCTTTCTTCTTTCTTTTACCAGCCAATCGCATTGCGATAGCGATGGCTTGGTTCTGTGGCTTGCCAGCATGGACTTCCGTGCTGATGTTCTTGCTGATGGCTTTCTTACTCTTACCCTTTACGAATGGCATGGTTATTTTCCTTGGGCTCCGCCAGATCCTCTATTCGTGCCCTTTCTCGGTCTACTTGCTGATGGTCTGCCAGGGTCGTTGTTGCCGCCTGATACAGCCTCTGACTTCCTCAAAGCAGAAGTCACAGTCTTGTCAGGCTTGCCTGGCTTCATTACTTTACGGTCTTCCATTATCTGAGCCTCCTACAAATGAATCCATAACTATCCAAAATCGGAGTGCCAGATGGATCCAAGATGCTTTCATTTGAAATCAAGTGAACATCTTCCAGGCGGCGGATTATAGTCCTGCCCGCCCCAGTGAACTGTAATACAATGTCGAATGGAATCCCCTGATATACAGCATTAGGATAGTCCCCTCCAGCTAGTCCCAAAACGTTGTCCAGTTGATTACGAAGTTGCGCATTTATACCAGCAGAGGCAGCGTCCACTGCCGACGAACCCAGCGACGCAGCCAGATTTTGGATTTCCTTCTTGGCGTTGGCAATCATCGTCGGTGTCCATGAAGGATCTGGATTTTGAAGAGCGTTAGTTAGAGTCAGTAATCTATTGGCATTCTGTTGGGCTTGTTGGTTTGTGGAGTCTACGTCTGTGGCTACCGTGTTGATGTATTCCTGAAGTACGGTGTACAGATAACCCTCACTGACGAAGTTGATGGTTAGTTGTCCTTGTACCAACGACTTGCCTTGAGCGATAGAATCGTAGAAACGCGACGCGTATCCATAGATCGGGATCTTGTTATCCTGAAGGGCGAACTGACAACCATTCAACTCGTCTATGAACATTGTCCCGATATACATTCTGGCTTGGGTCAGTGTGAAGTAAGTTCCTTGTAGTGTGTTGGGGGCGATAAACTCTGGTGGTTTTTCTTGAGTTATCGTCGGCAGCATAGTGCTGGTGTCTGGATCTGTCTGATCTGAAGTCGCTTCTTGATTTGCTGTGCCTTCGTCGGCAGAGTTCACCAAGTTCACCGTGCCATTTAGTACCTCACCTTGAGTTGGATCACTACCTACATTGAACGATGTGGAAATAGCATCATAACCAGGAGCGGTGCCTGATACATTTTGAGTCCCTGGAGTTAGTTGAACTTGGACGCCACCAGTCGTATAAGGGACTGTGACTGGACTGCCATTGTTATCAAAGGTGACATCGTACCCATCAAACGGTTGTCCATTCTCGGAATCTGGGCTAACGTTGAATGTGAAGGTTACTGTTGCGGGGGTGGTACCAGACACCAAACTGATTGTAACCGAGTTGGCAGCAGCAGCCGTCAGACTCTGGGAATAAGGCAACATACCAGTTGCTTTTACGGAAATAGAGTATGTATTCCCAACAACGAAGAAATTTGGTAACTGAATACGACCATTGGAATCAGACACCATGTTGCTATTCACGCCATTCACAAACAATTGTGCTCCTGCTACCGGCGTGGAACCTGTAGCATTGAGAACCGTGAACTGTATGTTAGCGTAAGCCATAGGTTATGAGAAGGTCGCGTTCTGTTGGGTTGGTGATTGCTGTTGCATAGCGTCTGTAGGCACTCTCTCACGACGTGTCGTTTGATCGTACTGATTCTGTGCCTGAAATAGATTGTCCAAGGTCAGCGGCGTCAAAGGAGTGAAGTCCAACGCCATAAAGGCAATAGTCTGCTCCACCAACATGTCCTGTATTGAGTATACCACGCCGTCGTTCACGAACTTCACACCATACAGCTTACGCTGGCTGGCATAACCCAACTCATTGGTAAATACCATCGTGATGTTGAATGGAGGAAGTTGATCAACTTTGGTGAATACCGAGTCTTTTGAGCCGTCGGTTAGATTCAGGGATTGTAGGAAACTGTAGAATACATCCAGAGTGAACTGCGTACAGATTAGGGTACCTGCGATGGTACGAGTACCAAGAGCGAAGCCTTTTGGGTTTATGAATCCGCCCGCCCTAACCGGTGCTATGTCTCTGTGGATAGAGACAGTTATAGTAGTGGCTTCCAGAAGTTGCTTGGCATATCTCCTACCATCAGAAGCTTGCTCGGAAGACTCAATCATGATCAGGATGTCCGAGCCTGTATAGGTCTCGGTTCCTGAACCCAATAGATCCTGCTGTCCACTGCTCAAATCAGGAACTAATGATGGAGCCATCCTACCGCGTAGAGTGTTAGGATCGAAATCCATCGAATACCCATCGCCAATGCTGGTAAACCCAGTCTGGGTAGGAACTACTGTAATGCCTTGGGTGTTTTTCAAAGAACCAATGCTCTGTAAATCCGATACTTGTTGTGGGGTGAGATTTAGACTGCTCGGTAAGCCAGGTAGAGTTGGATCTTCGCTGGGGTTGGGAGTGTCGGTCTGATTTAGGGCAATAGGAGCCCCACCAGTTACCATAGGAGCGAAGTCCGACTGGGCTGGGAATAGTCCACCTGTAGTGAGGGTAAGATCTGACATAGAAATAGAATGGCCCCTAGTAGCATTATAAGCTAATAGGGGCCAAGTTCCGAGGAACGTATCCAGACTCCATTGCGGAGCCTTTTAGCCCCTCTCGAGGTTAGGAGTTGCTTTGACCAGAGCTGACGCTATCTCCACCAACACCAGTGAACGGTGAGGAAACAGCAACCCACGGCTCAACGAAGCGAGCAACGAAGGTAGCCTGCATTTCAGTTACAGCATCATCTATGCTGACTCCTGAACCTTCGTTCAGGATTTCAACACCGTAGATCTTCATGGCCGTGGCCGCACCCATTTCGTTCGTACCCGCGAGGGTAATGTCGAATGGTAGGATCTGGTCAGAATACCAAGGAGCAGCAAGTATTTTCAGAGAACTTACCGCGGAGACAGGAATGTTGTCCAGTTGATCGATAGTGGCCGAAACGTCTGGCCCAGTCGTACGTACCAACTGGCTATTGAAGATCGCCGTCTGATCGAGGAAGGAGTTGGTGTCGGGCTGGAAGTCTGGCAGTACGTCGTCGACGTTGGCAACGAAGCGCGCCATAGCCTTACGGAACACGTTCAGTAGGGCGTGACGATCGAAGTTGATCCAAATCAAACTGCCTGCACAACCACGCTTGTTACGGCTGAATGCCCGGACATCAGCGGAGCCCATGGTATAAATAGGCGCCTTCTCACGAGTGACGGAATAGGATACGGCTTGGAGTTCAGCGAACTGAAACTGTCCAATGACCGCACGAATATCCGATCCAGAAAATGAGTTATAGGACTGTGTAACCTCGGATTCGAGGACGCCGCCCAACTGTGTAGTAAAACCGCCCATAGTATTTCTCCTGATTGATTGTGCCGGGCTCTGATAGAGTCTCTAAAGATTTGGTGCTAGGCGGGTTCCTTGGCAGAAACCCGCTTCGCGATTTGCCTTAGACCGGGCGGACTAAGTGCGGCTGGTAAGCTTAGCTGCGGCTGATTGCCACTGAGGCATCCAGCTGAATGAGCTCATCAGCAGGGTTGAAAGTTACGTCGATGTTGGCGTGACCGATACGCTGTTGCGCCGGCGTGGTTGTAACGGTAAAGCTGAACCGTGAGATGTATCCACGCTTCTGAAGCGTCATCAGCTTGTTGGTCAGAGCAGTCTGCATAGACTGTACCTGTAGACCATCGATCGAGCTGGCACCTATGAACGGATCCGCCGTCGTACGGATCGTGTCTACGACAAGACCCTTGATACGCTGACGGAGTAGGTTCTTATAGTCACTTGCGTTGGTAGCAGCCGTCTGCCCGTGAGTGAACACTGGCAGGTTGCCGTCGCCTTTGAAGCGGAGGAAGTTGACTCCGATATCAGTGGCAGCGTCAAGCTGGACGCTGTTTGGCTTCCAGAGCTGCGTTGCCTTGACAGGCTTGTTGGTAAGGTTCACCTTTTCGTCAAGGGTTGCACAGTAACCAGCCGCGTAGTTGGCGAGGTTGGTACCGTAACCATTCTTGTATCCGTTCGCTACAATACCTACGTCAGCGAATGGGTGTGTATAAGCACCCACGTCGACCAAGTTACCGTTCTTGTCGACCACAGGTACTCCATCATAGAATCCGTTATCCGTCTGGAACATACCAGCCTGACGACCAGTTCCATAGTCAGCGCATAGTGAGTTCAGACGAGCAGCGCTACATCCAGATAGATACGGGATGCCGAGGACTCCAGCACCATCGGTGATGACCTTGATGTCGGCATCGCCAACCTGATCAACGATCGTCGGATCGTATTTCGGTAGGAATCCAACCCAAGTACGAAGATCAACCAGCTTGAAACTTGCTGGCTGAGAAGTTCCGATGAACACCAGGCAAGTTCCGGCTTGTCCAACGAGTTCCTGTTTCTGAGCGAACGTTGCGAGTTCATGACCGAAGTTTACTTCGCCATAATCGGCAGCGAGACGATCAAGATTGGTAGACCAAGTCGCAGGAGCCGCAGAATTTCCTGAAGAATCATAAGACTCGCTGGCCCAGTGATAAACACTGTTGCCGAAAGCGTCTGTCACTACCGACAGCCAATCCAAGGAGTTCAGATTGGTTGCTGGGTTGTTCATATACGTCGAGGTATTGCCGTTGACGTAGTAGGCTACGTTCGGGTTATCGAACACAGCATCAGGAGCTACTATCTCGTCCACCGGGTAGATGTCGAGTAGAGCAGCAGCCTGAGCCAACGCAATGTACAGCTGGCGCTGGGTCATGCCGATGCCAGTGAAGCCCTGATAGAAGTTGCTGGTGATGGCAGCGAAGGCACCATGTACATCACGGTGCCAGTAACTGTAAAGGGTCGTTGGAGTGATGGCAGCATCAATCGTGACTGCGGCCTGCGTGATCGTTACTGCGGTCGCCAGGGATGGAGAACCGGTTCCAAGAGCCACACCGCCGCCAATCGTATTGGCAACAGCAGCAGCCTGCTCGAGACCGTTCGGACCCGTGATAGTGATGTCACCAGTATCTACGTTCTCATCGAGAACCGAGTTATATTCGAATACCAACTGGGTTGCATTCCACACATACAGGCGTGCGGTTGCTGGGTCATACCAGATGCTATAGGTAGAACCCACAGCCCCGTTGACCGTACCGAAGGTGATGGTGAATCCAGGATAGGTTACGCTCCCAGCAGTCGTGGTTCCAACATTATAAAGAACCGCAGCATCGGTTCCGATACGGAACAGGATGATGTTGTCCGATCCACCGATTGCTACTTCCTCAAGACCACGAATCAAGCTGCCGGTGAACCCGAAGATCTGGGCAGCGGTAGCACGATCAGTAACAGGGTATGGTTCGTTAGCTGGACCTTGCGCAGCAGTACCTAGTACCAAAACGGCCTTGGAAGTAGGCACCCTACGGGCGACCAAACCGCCGTCGATTGTGGTTACCTGTACTCCAGGTAGATAATTGTAAGCGAAAGCAGCCATGTGTACTCTCCCTAAGGCTTATTGGGATGACTTTATTTCGATCGAGTCGGTCTGCTTGTCTATCCCGTAATTTATGTCAACATCCGTGAGACGTTTCTGTTCGATACCAAAGAGCATCTCAAGTCTGAACTCATATGTCAGTCGGCGCCGATAGAGTTCCTGTCCGTATGATTGAACGACATCGTCATCCGCTCTTTTTACGAAGCGGAAATGCTGAACGCCGCGCGACATGAAGAACTTGTACAAAAATGCGTACTTGACCATGAAGCCGTGAAACCATGCGGCTACCAGATCAGCGTTTCTGCTACTCTTCGACCACACCGAAAACTCGGCGTTGACCAGTTCCCACCATCCATTGATCTGGAGGTTATATCCAGCCAACTTCGGGTGTGGCTTAACTTCACGTTGTACTGGGCTCCTTGGTTTCGAGCCGTCATTCATGGTAGGTGCCATCTCTGACGACGCTACCTTAAATGTGATTACGTCAAACTTGTCATCCGGCTTAGCCAAGCGTTCCTTAGGGAACTCATGGACCATCGTCGGACTGGTGTTGTCTGGTGGTCCCTCGGTCTTTATGTAAAGAGCGAGTGCCTGTTCGACAGCATCAAAAAAGCCAGGTATGTCTACCGCCGGCTGCGTTGAACGCAACGGAGGTGGCTCCCGCGGGATTAGTTTTTCATGGTTCATAAACCCTCCCGCTGTGCCTGGTTAGTATAGGCATCTTAAGGCTAACCGATTATCTCTTTCTCGGCTGTCAGCTCAAAGAACTCAATCCTCCCGAAGTCGCCAAAGAGAGGTACGACGTTCATTATCTTCCACTTATAAACCCTGACAGGTGGAAAGTGTTCGCTTCCATCATCATTTACCTTCAAAGCATAGAGTTTATCGGGCGCCGGATTGGTTGGCAGTGTGTAGCGTTCGTAGTTCGGGAATACATCGAACTCGCAATAGATGGTAGCCCTGTTAGGGTCGGTATAGCCCATCTGGGCTTGTGGGTACTGTCCATTAGCCAGGAACCCGGGCTTATAGACAGGTGCCACACCCTGAGCCATCCACATAGTGTATTGGGCTTCAGTCCAGTAGTAACCCTCTCCACCGCAATAGCGGCAGTTTGGAGTCCTGGAGCCTCCTGAAGTCTCATCCCAGCAGACACACTTCGTATCTGTCATCTGGCGAAGGATAAACGGACGACCCTGAGCCAGAAGATCAACTCGACCAAACAGGATAGCATGAATTTCTTCCCGCAGGTCTATGTTGGTGATGTCTCCAAAGAGATCTCCAACGCTGATTCCACTGTCTTTGTAGAAGTCGGTCATCTAGTTTATGGGCTGTTCTGTGGGTACGGGTAAACCGTAACCAGCGGGTAGGCGCCCTGGTAGATACCAGAACGCAGGTTGATAATCGGTGGTGAGTAAAACGGAGAGCTGAAGAATTTTACAGGCTTACCACGTCCTCCAGTGGGTGAGCCGAAGTCTTGTGAAGAAGCGTTGGCACCCATACCTGTTGACATCCAGGTACGAGCAGGAGTGCGTTCCGTCCAATCAAACACCCCCTTCGCGGCAAACTGTGCTTTAGCATAGCCGCCAGGTACGACGTTTCCACCAGACGCAATCGTAGGCTTATAGAGCGCCAGTGTTTCCTCTAACGAGGTTATCTTGCCGGCGATACCTTCCTTCTCATTACCGCGTTGACGAGTAATAGAAAGGTTCGCCAAAACGTGCGAAGACGGCAGACCATAGAGACCCATGATGTTCTCGATTAGTTTCTTGGCTGCTAATGCTTGAACATATTGGTTCCTGGAGCCGACGAATCTGAAGATGTTAGGGCTGCTGGAGAATGAGACGTTCGCACCTGGAGGATATAGCAGATCTGCTTCCTTACTACAATTGTAGGTCATGGATGCGATCGTCAAGTCGGAGAGCTTACGTAGATACAGACCACCCTGTAGACGCACCTGATCCACCGATGCGTAGTAAGGAACCAGCGCGCTGACTACATCATATGTGGCTGGATTTGCTAGATACGCACCGCTTACTAGTGTCAATCCTGATGGAAGGACAATGTGGAAAACGATGTTTTGTATGGCCATCTAAACTCCGAGATAGGCTTTGATTACCTTGGTCGTTCCGTAGTTATTGCGAATGATCACATGATACGTTCCAGAGATTACGTAGATGGGAGAGGTGATCCAGTTCCCAGCCACGTCTAGCTCTGTTATTCCAAGAGCGTAGGTATTATCTATACGCCCTACATCCCAATCCGAAGATTGGAAAACCATCAGTAGGTACTGGCTCAAATCAACAGCCGGCGGTCCCGAAGAGAAAGGAATCGGCAGGGTTGGTACTAATGCCCCTGTACCACCAGTATCCTGGGTGAGATTTACTAACTGTGCCATTATCCCACCTTGGGTTCATCAGGAACTACAGAATCTAACTCCGTCACAGGACAATCTGCGACTTGATCACATTCAAAAGTTGGAGCATCAGTGGTAACAGAAGCAGAAACATATCTCCTTCTTGTTTGATCCAAAATGTGTTCTTGTCTGACTTCAATAGCCCTCAGACTTAACAAAATGCTTCCTTGAGTTCGTTCGTCGTCTCTCGTGTGCTCACGAAAGTCCTCGCTCATCCTCTCCATAGAAGTAATCATCTTCTCTTGGGTACCTAGCATTTCCCTATGGTATCCAGCAAGTTCGGTGATGGCTTTAGAGGATTGTTCAGAGGCGACTTGGATGTGAGACATGTGATTATCAAGCAAGGTATTAGCCCAGTTCCCAACGCTCTTCTTCATTGAGAAATAGGCTTTGAGTATGAAGCCACCCATAGTTAACATAGGTAGCCAGAATTTTAGTATTGCGTACATCTCCAGACCAGTCATTTCTGCCTCGGGTGGTAGTTTAGAGCCACTCGGGGCTCTTACCTCTACCTAGTATACCTTGTGGTTTCTATTGTTTAGTACGCGAGGTAGTGGAAACACTATCAGTTAGCTGATACTGTGCCAGTATTCCTCCACCAACTCTACTCATCGTATAAAGCGGTGGCGATTGGGTCTTGTCTACGGATTGATTGCCCAACACAGCGTCGTGAATATCCACAACGTCGGTCAGATAAGAAGCCAGTAGAGTCATACCTGCTGGGTCGGCTGGTAGATTGTCGGTCTTGGCTTTGATAGCCAATACCGTGACAGAGGTATCTGGATTGATAGCAGCCAGATCAACCTGGTGAGCAACGGTAGCATCTTTAGCGGAGGTGGCATCCTTGGCTACTGTAGAATCAAGAGCAACAGTTCCTATGACATAGGTATCGCCGACTTTGACTTTCTCAATGAACTTACCGCTGAAGATGTTGCCATCCGTGGCATAGGAAACAATGGCTGCGTATTCTCCTGAAGTTGCCAGTCCAATAGCCCAGGTATAAACCCACAGTTGATTCGAAGCATCCAGCGCGGTCATAGATGCTGGACTGATCAGCATTGCGGTGAAGTCAGAAAGACGAACGATTTGGATTACAGGAGGGGTGGTTACATTAGGCGCCGTGCCGATCGTGCCAATTCCAGTTGAACTGACCGAAGTAACGGCACTGGTATTGGTCACACTGAACGTACCACCTACATCTATGCCAACACTATCCACTGCTTTGGACATCGCGGCGATAGTAAATGAACCGTTATTGCCAGTGTGAGTAGAACCAATTATGACTACTTTATTGCCCAGGGTTGGGTAAGGCCCGCTGACCAAGTCGAACGTATACACCGCATAGGGATTAATGCTTGGATTATACGACACCGACAAGATTTCCAATACCGTTGTCGTCTCACGAGTAAGAGACAAAGTAAAGGAGTAGGAATCATTTTGATAAAGCATAGGTGGGCCTCGGAAGGGAAGATAGGGCGGTTACCGAAGCCGCCCGTCTCCATTCGAATGGTTACTTGGTTGCTGGAGCAGCAGGCTGCGTGCCACCGACCGACTTGATGATAGCGTCGATGGTGCTGGCCGCTGCTTTGATGTCATTCACCGTCTGCGTATCCAGCTGGACGTTTAGACCAGTGGTACCCGACAGTGCCGTCGCATCAGAACCTACTGCTTGTAGGGCCGCGGCCGTCGAGCCGAGGACGTTGAAGGCCAGGTCAGCAACTTTGCTGCCTACTGGACCAGCAAGTGCTCCAACCAGAGCCTCAACTTCTGGGGCTACTGCCTGGGACTTGTTTGCTACCGTGATAACATCCTTGATACCAATCGCAACATACTTGAAGCCTGATGCGAAATAGTGTCCAAGGTTCTTGAAGGTTAGACTAAACGCCATGGTGTTCTCCTCTTTGTTTTTGATGCTGTACGAGTATCCACTCCCAAACAGCCTTGTTATGGTCTACCGTAACGGGATGGTTAGCATCCTCATTCCCAGTTTGACCGGGTTGATTATGTACTTGTCGTACCAGGGTTGAGGTGGTGGATACACAAACTTGTGGATCTCCGTCTGTACATCCGCTGATACTCCATCGATGTGTGCCATCGTGCCACTCAAGCTGTCCGCTGCTGGCTGTAGTTTCTGTGTTACTAAGTCCAGATCTGCTAAGGTTGATTGTGTTTGTTTCAACACCGGCTGAAGATCCGCTATTGTCTTCTGCGTTTCCTCCACTGTGTGTTGTGCTGCTAACATCGTGTCCTGGGTCTGCTGTAATACCGGCTGACCCTGGGCTACCAACTGCTGGACTGACTGTAACGTCGCCAGATTCGTTTGCTGGGACTTCTTGAGAGTGTCCCTCGCTATGTTGAGTGTCCCGCCGGCTATCTCTATTGTCCGACGAAGGTCTGTTACTGTCGCATCCACATTGTCCAGCGTCTTGTTCAGACGAGGTATCTCTGTCTGGACTTGTGTCTGTACCAACTGTAAAGTTGTAACCGCTTGGGTCGAGACCTTCTTCGTATCCGATCTTAACTGAAGAAAGAAGATACCTAGCGATGTCACGCAAAACACTACTGCCACTGCTACCAGCAGTTTGAGAACTTGACCGAGACTCTGGGTCCACATTAATAGATCCTCCTACTCCCTCTCCACGTTTGGGCCAGGTACCTGTGTCGGGACTTGCGCATTCGGTGGTACTGGTGCTGTCTCTGTATTCGAAGAACGGAACACAGCAAAAGCACCTGTGATTAGCGAGTTCCCAGCCATAGTCTGACCGTGAATCAGTAGCGAGATACCAGTGATGATCAGGATTACTGACCATACGTTAGAGCGAACGTTATTCAATGCGCTTACTGGCGCCTGAAAGAAATTATCGTACCAGTTCATAATATCACCTTATAGGGTCTGCACCAATGTGTATTGCTGCGAGTCTCCCGTACCTCCAACGAATGCCTCTCTACGAGGCGGATTGTTTCTATCTACCTGGATATGAACCGTGGCATCTTCACCGATAGTGTTATGTTCCAGGATAACCTTATCAAAAGGAAGCTTGCTCTCGAGTCTCAACCAGTCAAATACCTGTCGATAGGTTGGTAATGTATCACCACCTACGTCGAAATCAGCAGCCGCCTGTCCACCAGCGAATAAATGGAAAGACGCTACCTTTCCACCAACCGCGGCATTATGCGCCGGGTTGCGATATCCGTCATGGATGTTCAAAGGGCGTCCAAAGTGCTGGCGGATTGGTTCCAAAAGATTGATACACAGGAAGATGGCGTTGTCCAGAATGCGCTGCTCGGCACCCACAACTCCCAACTCTGTATCGGTAAAGTGAGGTGATAGTTGCATCTATTCTCCTAAGAAGGCCAACCTGTTATGACCAGTTTTAGCATGCGATTTGGCTTACCGCCATAAGTAGCCCAGGTTCCAGTAACAGATAGACCCGACGGTATTACTACATCCAAATCCCCAAGTATCGCCTCAACGGTGGACACCACCAAGATATCAGGCGTAGGATCGTATGGAGTCAGACTAACCGAGTCAGGGAAAATCAAGTCTATTTCCTGCTGTGGATCTCCACCTATGCGCGCGTCATCATTCGGAGGATTAGGGCTTCCTAATCTCGGAATGACAATAATCTTGCTGGGGTCAATCTGTGGCGTACGTCCAGGGACTGGCGCTGAGGGTGGTGGAATAACCAGGTTCAGTTCACCGGTGGTGAATGTCCAGGTATAACTCCCTACCATTGCTACGTCATAAAGATCTTTTACCGCGGCACTGGTCAAAGCACCACCACTACCTAAGATCAGAACGGTATACTTAACGTTCGGGCGTAGAGGTCGAGATGGAGTGAAAGTCAACTGTGTCTGAAGCCCGCCGCCTAAAGTATCATCAAAAGTGAATGTCCCAGTAATGTATTCCCTGCCAGTTATTGCCCTTGGATCTTCCGCGATTATCTGGTCAGGAGTAGCAATCATCGTCTGACCTGGTCCAGTTAGAGAGAATGTCTCATCCGAAACTGTAGTGTGATCCATTAGAGAACTGAACAGCACAATGATCTGAGTTCCCAGAACAACGTCTGTTTCAGCGACTGTAGGAGTTACACTTACTATTGTAGGAACTGACATCGTTATACCTTATTTGGGCCTGGAGTTACTTTCGGCAGGTCACCGAAAACTTTATGGTTGGCATTCTCTACCTTCTCTTCAAGGTTGTGGAGAACCAATGCTACGTCGGCTCCTTGAACTCGGCCGGCAGTGTCCAACGGGTCAGCGAACTTGTATTCTTGGGGAACTATGATTCCAGTCTTCTTGATCTGCGCGTCGCAGGCAGCGATCGCTTCTGGGGTCTCGGCCGCCTTGATAGCCAGTCCGCCATTTCGATCGGTAGTGATGTACACTTTCTTTCCTGTATTCTCCATCTTTGCTACACCGTGACCAATACCACGAACCATCAACCCACCTTTATTGTCAGTGATATCAATCAAGACTCCAGCCTGGACGGCTTCGATAACCTTATTGACCTGGGTATCTTCACTAACAAAAGATACAGGATTGACACGGTTTACGGCAAACCCGCCGCAACGAAAATAGTTCTGTTTCTCTGCCAGGAACAATTTACGCCCATACCAGTAGCGCCATTCTTTTGGACGATCCATCATTGACATAGTTATCTCCAGCCTTCATTATACACCCTTCTTGGGTCTCTTCTTGGGCTGTGGAGGAGGCTGAACGGGTTGATGTAATCTTGAGTACATAAAAGAAAAGAGGCGGGCGGCTGTTGCCGCACCGCCCCTTTAGGCTTATTGCCAGAACTCTTATACAGAGTTTGGATCAACTGGTGAAGTACCGAATACAGCCACGTCTTCCAGGTTCTGGAACGTGCTGGTTTCCTCGTTGAGGTTGAACACAGTACGTGCTGGCAGAGTGAACTCGTTCGGACGGATCTTCACGTTTAGAGCCGTACCAATCGCCTGGCCTTCATTGACGATTCCAAGACCATAGGTCTCTTCGATCGACATTTCCTGAATACCGTAGCGGTTGTCTTCAAAGCTCTTCACATGTGGATCTTCGTCGACGATCAGTGCGCCCAGGTTCTTGCTGTTGAACATGATGATGTTCGTGGTACGAGCAACTGGGTCGAACTGCATGAACGGAGATACCAGGATCTTGAACGGCAGACCGAGGTAGTTCGGTAGAACTGGCCCTGAAGTCTGACGCTGTGGCATACCCTCTGGCGTGCTAATCTGTCCACCGGCTAGTTGCCCCTGGTTATACTGCCCCGTCTGTCCTTGACCGTAGCCAAGTCCACCGAAGTTGTAGAACAGGTTGCTTAGAACCGCGGCGTTACCAGTCCAGTTGGCGAAGAACGAACCGCCGCCTGCCTGGATAGCGAATTCACGAAGCAGAGGATCCTTTACCCACATCAACCAGGCCATTGGGTGAACCAGCATGGTGTCTGGCACGAAGCCACCCAATAGGATCTGGGCGTACATGTCGAACACATCGTCTACCGTCATGGATCCGTTTAGCTGACCCTTGAGGTTACGACCAGTGGTCACACCCTTGATCGGCTGAGTAGTCGATGTTGGGAGACGAGATGATGGATCGTTGTTGAAAACAACGGCGCCAAGGCTCGTGATGTGATTGAAAATGTACTCTTCCTTGTGACGGGCAAGAGCGTTGCCGGCGAGACGTAGCCACGTATTGATCCACGGATAGCTCGACTCTTCGACATAGCGCTTGGCAATCTTCAGCATCAAACCGTGACGAGTCACGTGTGTGCCGAACGTTGCCGCTCCGCCCACGTCGATGTTGAAGATCGGCAATGCCATACCGTCTCCGGACTCTTCAGCACGGAGCGGTGGGATGGCTGGGAATACAGTCATCATGCCTGGAACGTAGTCGATCCTCGTTAGAAGGGAGGTACCGATCAGGAGAGGCTCAATACCTTCCTGAATAATCTGGGTCATGACACGCGGAATCATGAACGCAGCGTTCTGAATGTCAAGGGCATCCTTGACAGTAATCTGACGCTTTGATTCCGGATCCCACCCATTGGTGCGGAAGATGCTGTCGAAGCGACGGAACTGTGCTACCTGCTCGTCAGTCATCGTTAGGGGTGCTTTGTTAGCCATGGTATTAAAACCCTCCTAAGGGTTGGTTCCAGCGAAACGAACTCATACATCCCTGATTAGTATAGGGATGTTTAGGTTCTGACCGCTATTTCTACTTCAATCTCTTGTCCGCAGCGTTCGCATTTGAAGGCGCCTGCTACCTGTCCAAGGGAATTCTTTTTCACAAGCAACTTATTGCACAGTTGGTCTGGCTGTTTCAGCCGTGGGCCCTGGCAACGTAGGCCGTTCGGAACTATGATGGCCTTGCCTCGTTTGATATGTGTTAAAAAGTTCATGACTTTTGACCAAAACTACAGGGCTCCCCGATGGAAGCGAGAGCCCTATCTTTTTAGAGGTGAGAACCGACCTTCACGAGCACGTAGGTGCTGTACTCTGCGCGAAGCGTCTTACCCTGGTCATAGGCTTTCTTGAAGACACCGTCGGTACCCAGGTTCAGGGCGTAGTCGATACCACCCGTCTGGCTGCCGCCCATCATAATGCTGGATGGGTTCGGATCCTTAATCGGTCCTACCAGGCGGGACGGATCCCACAAGGTACGTACACGGTTCGCGTAGTCGCGGATCGGATACATGTTCTGAATGCCTACAACACGACCGCAGATGTCTGCGACGTTCAAACCATCCCAAGGGGAATAGTGTCCAGCGTCATCGCCTGAAGCATAAGAAGCGTGCGTGGCAAAGTCGCCGTCAGCAACACATGAGCCCTGGACTAACTGTCCGAATAGAGGAGTTCCTGTGAAGTGTACGAATGAGCGACCGTAGTTGCTCTGTACATAACCCGATACCACGTCGGTGGTTGCGTCAGTCGTTAGAGTGTTCGGCAGAGCACCGATCCACGGCAGACGGATTACCATTGCCGTCTGGATGGCGGTACCCATTTCGTGCATGTAGTTGTGAACCTTGAACTTGATCGGGATGACACCGTTCAACTGGTAACCACCCGCTGGGGTCGAAGACGTGAAGTTTACGCCGCCCAGGTACTGGAAGACGTTACGGATCGTGAGTCCGAGTGGGTGAACCTTGTTTACGATCGGCGCAGTGGCAGAACCAGCAGCCGAACCAAACAACGTGCAAGCCTTTGCGGAAGCACAATCACCAGCCCCACCCGCACCACTAGCAGAGGTGGTGTAAGAAGTACCGTCGGAGAAGTATAGAACAACTCCATCCGTCGCATCAGATGGGCAAGCCAGAACTGCTACTTCACCAGCCGCGGCAACTAGGCTGCCGGTGATGGCGTTGTAGGCAAAGCCCACATCAGAAGCGCTGTAGCGAACAGCACACCAACCTGAAATCTTGGTGCTGTTTGTGCTATTGTAGGATGCGATTCCAGCGATCGTATACTGAGTACCGCAGAATAGACCTGCCGGCACGAAGCCACCAGAGGTATCCTGACCGACAAGTTGCTGGGAACTCAAAACAACGTTCGCCAGAACTGGGTGACCCTGGTCTTGACGCGCGGTTGGCAGGTACGGTGCTGGGTATGGAACCGGTAGCCACGGACGCAATACTTCGGTTGCCTCAGCATCCGGCGTGGTGTGGCCGATACGGTCGCGACCGAATAGATTGCCAGTGTACTGGTTGTTGATATCGAAAGCCATGATTTATCTCCTGTTACTTCTTCGAACTTGCAGTCTTAGCGCTTTCATACGCTGAGTCAGCTAGGTAGATTGCTCTTTCCTTTACTGACATTGGAGCCAGTCTGTCGGAGAGGGCCTTTCTTTCGGCCTGCTGCTTCTTGAGCTTCTCTTCTGGAGTCTCAGCCGGTACTACATCGGCTACGACTGCTGGATCCACCTGCGCGTTATCGGCAACCGACTTACCTGGCTCGTTGGCCTTCTCCGCCGGCTTGGCTGCTGCGGGTTCTACCCACTTCAGCTCTGTCATAATGTCGGCAACTGCGTCCTTCAAAGACGTCACGTGCCGCTTGCTCAACTCTTCGATCTTTTCGTTCAACTTCGTTTGATCTAAATCCTTGTAGTCTACGTGACCAGTCAAGGACTTGTAAATCACAATCTGGGTAGCCAGGGAGTGCTTCATACCCTTTAGCATTTCTGCCGAAGTTGCCTTTGCGGTTACTGTGGCTTCATTTGCTTTCGTCACCGCATCGGTGAGGGTATTTACTGCCTCTTCCTTGTCGGCCAAGTCCTTCGAAGAAATAACGACTGAATCCTTCGCTTCCTTCAAATGCTGCTTAGCCCACTCGAGACCAGAGGATGCCGACCAATGTTCGCCGACCTGATAGTGTAGGTGACGAATACGTCCTTTCAAATCATCATCGGAGCCTTTGTAGTGCTTATCGATTCCGGCGTAATGATTCAGGACTTCGGCGGCACAGTTGCCCATGGCTGCTGCGTCAACAAAACTCTTGATAACAGCGTCCTGTCCCTGAATAGTATCTGGTTTCTCGGACGGTTGAATCACCGCATCTGCTTTCTTTCCACCACATCCAAGACTGGCAGCCTTACGGGACACGCAAGACAGGATAGAAGCCTTCTTACCTTCACCCTTATAACGTCCGATTAGACGACGGGCAGCCACTACGTGAGCGCAGTCGGGAACTGGGAATGAGCGGGCTGGACCACAGAAAGTGCCAGTTGCCAAGCCCTTACGCTTCTCGGTGCTTAGTTTGGCGTCCTTGATAAGGTCGGCAGTAAGTTCGCCGTCTTTTACAGCGGCGTCCATCTCAAGGCACATCTCGGTGTATAGACCCTCTTCATCTTCGAAGTAGGATTTCTCTTCATCGGTTAGTTGAACTGTAGACCAGTCGGTATCTTCCCCGCAAGTATTACATGCTGGGTCAGCGGCCGGCTTGGCTGCGATAGCCGCGGCAACTTCTGCGTCGGTTTCGGTTGGTACTTCAGCATCCACACCAGTCCAGTTGTTCTTCTTGATCTTGGCATTGAGGGTGGACATCAAAGAACGCTTCTTGGTCTTGTCGGAGTCTTCTGTTGGCTTCCACTCCTGAAGATTTTGCTTGAGTTCAAGGGCTCGCTGTGCGACGAGTTTCTCGTCCTTCAGTTCGACTTCGAACGCGGTCTGCGATTCGGTCTTGGTTAGATCGTATACTGTCGCCACTGTGTCCTCCACTATTTGAACATCGTAATCCATTACAGCATCGGACATCGACATTCCCGCAGCGGCAATAAAGGCCTGCTGCTTATCATGAGTAAGGCCCATGAAGAACTTGCGATTGAGCGAGTCCTTAAGAGCATCTTTTGCGATCTTGCCAGCGAATGGATCAGCGGGAAAGTTCACGAACGAGAGTTCTTCATACTTCATGTTACCAGTAATTCCAAATGCTCTCTTACCTGTCTCTTCATCAATGGAACCTAATTTATGTTCACACTTGTCATCCGAAGCCCAATCTTGATGGCAGATGCTACAAATAAAAGAATCGGTCTGAAAGCCAACCGACACCGTCAGATACTCATCACGGAGCACCTTCTCGATGGCGAAGGGGTTGGTTACATTCAGCCCTAACTCAAGATAGCCCAATCCAGAGTAATCTGAAATGGGCATGAGGTTCTCTACGATCCAATCGATCGACTTGAATAGGTCTACTTTCTTGTCATAGAAAACGGAATCTTTTATTGTCGGGAAATCAGCCGCCCACTTATAGGATTCGTCTACGTACCGTGCGGCACGCACACGTCCGAGAACGTCCCCCGTCTTATTATGCTCGAACAGAACCGGCTTTGGATAACCCTTACCCGCCTGTGGAATCCACTGGTGGGCAGCATCCATCATACGGTCTGGGCGATAGAATCGATGGTTGGAATTCACTACACCTGCGTGAGTAGCCGCCACCTTCACCAACAGGCTCTTGCCTGTCGGTGAGGTGGAATCTTTACACTCAAACAAGTTTCGTTTGTTCTCCATGACTTCTTTGGGCTTGAAAGTCCAGAAGTCACGCATCCTAAGGTGGGGCATTAGTTCTCCGATTAAGCAGTTGCTGCCATTTCAACGGCGCATACCACGTAGGCAGCTGGGAAAGCAATGTTGCTCTGACCCGCGACGATGGCTCCCTGGATGTCGCCAGTAGTTCCAACTACGCTGGTTGAATCAATTACTTCTGAATCACCACCAGAGGTCGGAGGAGTGATGGAAGCGGTTGCTACGCTGCCTGAAGCTGTCGCTTCTACTGCGCAGATACCGATAGCCTTATCGCCGCCGCTACTTCCAGAAACCTGGTTGCGTAGGGTTCCTTTGCTATTAGCCACCGACCAGTTGAATGACTCGGCGGTGCTGAAGCCGAAGGATACTACGGTTGAGGCACCAGTCGTACTGAATGCATAGATTGGAGTGCTTACGCCACCACCGAGAGTCGTTGGTTGCGTGGTTGAACCCTGCTTAGCACCAGCGAACGTTCCATTGGTGTAGGCTTCAAGCAACACGGCGAAACGAGCACCGTTGGTTAGGGTGACCGTTACGGAAGTCGGGCTGCCGGATGTGTAAACATATCCCCACGCCTCTCCGTCAACATATGAGTGGTTAGAGGTCTCTTCCGCAGTCACGCCAGGGAAACCGGCAGAAACCGTCGTGGAATATGCCTCACCTGAAGCCAACTGGGAGTAAACATTGTTGGCGCTATCGACCACACTCAGGACAGCAACTTCCTCAGAGTGAACGGCGATGTGAGCAACAACGGCTCCAGTGAAAGAGCTGAGAGAGAACGCAATCTTTGCCGAGCTAACGCTCGAGTCCATATTGAGTGCGTTGGTGTTCTTTAGAAATGATACGGCCATGGTTTTCTCCTGTTACTTTGTTGAGTTCTTCGGTGCCTGAATGTTCTTCAGCTGGTTCGGCGGTTCCGGAAGGTAAGTCTTTTTAGTCGTGTTGAGCACTAGGCTCGGATTTTTCAATGCCTGATCAAGTGGGACTTGAACGCCCCTCTTACCGTAATGGGTGATCGGCAAATCGTTACTATTCGGGTTGCTCATCTGGTTCTTCTCCATCCCAAGCGCCTATCAATACGGCAAGCACTTCAGAGTCGGTAACTTGCGCCACCATACCCTTAAGCAGGGATAGTCCCTGTCGCACCTGGTTAGTATAGTCATTTGTTGGGTCATCTGGGTCTTCAGGGTGAGTTGTTTCGAAGCCGGCTAGCACCCTGTCTACTACCTGGCTTGACCTGTCCGGCCACGTCGCGGAAGAGTTGTCTTGTTGCCACTCTACCATCAAGGCGTCGGATAGTAAGTTCTGGAACTCTTCACGGGAAGACTTGGCTCTGGTAGGGCCCGCATTCACCTTATGCTGATTGGACGGAGTCGACCTTGTACGGGCGGCCTTATAAGAAGGAGTAGCCTTCTTGGCAGCCCCCGTCGGATTGGCACCCTGGACAGCCGCCAACTTAGCCTTGGCATGGGTCAACTTAGTGCTGGCTTCTGCCTTGGCTACGTGGGCTTGCATTTTCTTGTGTTCCAACCCATGCTGAGCCTGGATCTCGGTGACCTTATGACCAGTCATCTTTTCCTGGTGCTGGGCTTGCATTGGCAGAAGTTCTTTCTGTGCCTTGACTTCGGCATTCGCCTTTGCTTCAGCCGTCACAATCACCAGGTCACGAACATGCTCATGGTAATGAGTCAGGTTCTTGTCCTTCTTATTCATCGGCGGCTTCTTCAATCTCTTACGCATTTCGGGCTCAGTCAAGCAATGACCGTTGTAAAGATTTAGAGTGTGATTCTGTTCCTTGATCATATTATCAAGGTCGATCTCGTGGAATATCAGTTTGGTAGTGGCTACCGCTTTCTGGATACCAACTGAATAGTTGGCTTCCATGAACCATTCCTTGAAGAAGAACATCCTCATGATATCGCCGAACGATTCCATATCGGACTTGACGGTATCCTTCAAGTTCTGTGAAATGTTGTCCGCGGTGGCGCGCGTAGCATCGGCGCCTTCGCCCATATCAATACCCGACACACCCAGACCAGTAAAGACACGAGACTTCAGATGCGCTATGTGATCTTTAGTCTGTAGTGAACGACCTTCGGCACCAACGACGTCTACTTCTACACGGGCATCAGATACGAAGATACCTTCTTTCGGCATCGTTTCGATCTGATACCGAATGGTATCGATTTCAGATTCGCCATTAGGACCATACCAGCACGGTGCCTTCTCATTACCAATCTTCACGTGGAAGAATGGGAACAAGTGGTTGACGAACAACAACTCGATATTCTCTTCCATGCGACGAAGAGCCCAGATGTCATCACGTACACCTACTGTACGAGGAGTGCCGTAGACGTGACCTGGCTTTACATCCCACTTCAAATGGATGATTTCTTCCAGAGTATAATCTGCCCAAGGAGCACCAGTGTCGAAGAACCTACGCCAGTGCTTGATTTCGCCCTTTTCAAAATAAGGCAGAATCGTGTGAGCAGGGATTAGTTGATAGAACGCGACAGGGGTTTTGTTGTTCTTCTCACTCTTTACACCGGCGGAGAGTTTCTCGTCACGCACCTTGCGCAAGAAGCAGTTCGAGCACAGCAACAGGTTGAATAGGATCTTCTTGAAGAATGAGTTGGTTGACTCATTGGTGATGTACTCGAGGGTATTCAAGCGCTTGTAGATATAGTCGATGTTCTTTTGACCCTGATCCATGTCCTGATCCAGGTCAGTTCCAATCTCGTAGCCGTTTCTGAACATCAAGTCCAAACGGCGTCCGGTCGCGCGCTTTAAATACACCTCTGTGTCGTAGATGACGAAAGGCTCCAACATGTCGTATTCGGGACGCAGGATCCCGTTATACATGTTATAGGTGCCAACATAGTCAGCGTTCGACTTTACCTTGGACTTGGCGGCTTTAGGATCCAGAACCTTAGCAGCATCCTTGGCATCATTTCCTCGCAGTAAGCGCTGCCATGGGGGAAGAACTTCATGTGGTATAGAACGATCGCGGAGACCATCCAAAACTGGCTGTTGGACGCCGAATCTATCCGACTTGGCTTTCAAAGATGATAGTTTGACTTTCGAGCGAGGGTCTCCATAACTCATAACACGCTCTTCAAGACGAAGAGCCTGGAGTTCTATCGGAGTTAGTTCCTTGGTCGGACTTGTTTTCTTCGACATTCGATGTCCTTATGACTGGATCGCACCTGCGGTCGATTTCACCCCACCCACAGCCAAAACCCGCTGAACTGGGGCTGTAACTGGTGGCAAAGATGGGGGATTGACAATAATCTGGTTCCCTGTGGTCGTAAATGTGGTATTTGAGCCCGTCTGTAGGCTGGTTAGTATCCTACTTGCGGCTTCCTGTTGTGCCTGGGGAGAGGAGTTTGCTGTCAGGGTTCCCTTCTGTAACTCACTGACAACGCCCGATGCCAAGCCAGAAATGGTATCCAAAGACTGAGTATTTGACATCAGAGATTGGGTATCATTGGCATTATTCAGGCGGCGCTCGGTAAGTTGCTTGAAACTCGTACTCAATAAAGCCAGCCCACCAGTCATACTGGTCTGTGCCCAGTTGATGGTTTCCGCCGTCTGCTTCAAGCCTTCTGAAACAGTGCCTAAATCAGGAGTGGAGAGAGGAGCACTGGTTACAGCCTTATTGGCTGGATTGGACACAGCCGAAGAGTTGGCTTTGGACATTCCTGCCAGTGCTCCCGAGGAGACGGTTCCTGCTGATTCCTGTTGAGCCGCGGCGCTTGTCAGTAGGTTTGTTAGTGAGGCAGTAGCAGAACCAGTCAATGGTTTTTGGGTCAAAGATACTAACTGATCTACATCCACCATCATGCTGGAAGTATCCGACGCCAGTCTTGCGAAGGTGTAGTTGACAGGATCTCCGATCGCCGTAGCCATGGCTGGGGTAGTAGCCAAAGCAGACAAGGAGGATAGTAAAGAAGAGATCCTAACCATAGTGGATAGTGGTTGGGCGAAGAACAGGGACATTATGGCGCCGGCAGCCTGGGCGGCTGGTGAAGGGGACGCCATAGATTGATAAGCAGTGGTATAGACTTGGGCAAATCTATTCAAGGCGTCGGTACAATAAGCAGCCAGATCTGGATTTACGTCCAGAGTAGAGGCTGGTATGATTGTAGCCGCTGGTAGGGTGGTCGGCGCCAGCGGCTGGGTTGAGTAATAGGCTGGGTAGGTAGAGATTGCCTGTGCCATCGATTGGAATACAATCGAGTCTCCCTTTAGGCTAGCCAATTGAAGTGGCAGGTAGTTATTGAAGGACGGCGAGTTGACCAATCCATTATTGACTGCGCTAACGGCTTGCATCAGGTCAGCCACCTGCATTGGGTTAGGCTGGATAGTAGAATTGTTCCCCACAGCCATTTCTTCCTGGAGCGCGCCAAAATGGGCGTCCAGAATGTGATCATACATGGCTATGGTTATAGAGGAGGGAGGGCTATCCGTGCCGTAGATTCCAGCCAATGCTCGAGCAGTGACAGGATCTACGGCAGGATTGATTTCGATTGCGGTATTACCAGTGAGCGACACTATTGCGTCTTGAAGATACTGTGACATTGCTGTCAGATCACTCAATAGGGCAATGATACCTCCGGCTCTACTATTCACCCCAGAAGTAGGACCGCCAACACCCACATTAGGCGTTGAAGACACTACGACTGTTGATGCCGGTGGTGGTGTTGGCACCGTCTCTGGTGGTGTATAAGTAAAACCGAAAGGCTTGAAACTCACAAGTTATACCTAGTTGGCTCGACCGATTTGTTCTCCGGCTGGCACGGATGCTTGGACTTCAGGTGTTGGAGCCTCTGCCTTTGGCACCAGACGAAGATTGTCCAGATCGAACGTGAAAGTGTTCGGATCAATCTTGTGAGCCGTGGCGATATTGGTCAAAAGATTGTTCAATACTGGGCCCATCTGTTCCAGTTGCTTTTGGGCATTGTGGATGTTCACCTGGAGGGTGAGGATTTGGCGCTGGATTAGAAGAACCTGCTTCTGCTCTTCTGCGGTTAGTTCTGGGACTGCTTTTTGTTCGTCGCTCATTGGAGATCTCCTTTTACTACAAGTTTATTGTATCACATTAGAACAGATATTACCTGCCCTGAAATATTCACACTATCACTTACCAATTTACTTGAGCCGCAACCCAAGAAACTCCCATCAGCGGATTGTGGGTGGCTGACACCCAGCAACTATCAATACAAATCGCCAGAGCCGTACCAGCCGCAGGCACATGGGCAGAATTCGTTGCCACAAGCACTCCGTCGATGTAGAACAAAACTGTGCCAGCAGTATCGTTAAATTGAATGCCAAACTGATGCTGGCTCGTGTCGGGCGTGATGCCAGAGCTTGCAATGGTTGTCCCGCTGCCGTTGCAAGTCAAGCACTGCCAGTGTGTATCACTGGCAATCGTGGAGAACCTGAACGCGGCGAAGATGGTCGATGGTGCGGTATCGCTGACTGCTATGTTCGACCCGCCAGTAACGTTGAACAAGCCAATCCAGCAGCGGATGTCGGTATCCCGATAAATCGCCACTCCTGACGACAGGTTGATATTCTTTCCTGTCCAGTAATATGACGTTCCATAGATGCCGCCGTAAGTTGCAGTTGAAGAACCGTAATATTCGCTTACCGCCCCATGTGCTGAAGTTGGTCCTATCGTGTCGTAAGTGCCAGTGGAAGAAAGGTAATCACCTACCGCCGCTTGAATGGTAGCAGTTGCTCCACCACTATTTCCTGGAGCGGCATACATGGTCTTATATTGACTTTGAGCAAAGATAGGTGTAGAACCAGGAGCAGAGCCCCCAAGATCACTGTATTGTAGTTGAGCACTAACGAATGAAGTTCCATTAGCACGCAATACATAGCCAGCAGAAGTAGCAGTGTCACTCAAATCAGCCGCCGCCGGCTGAGCGTCAGTAAAAGCCCCAGTCGTGGAGGTATATGAAGTAAGGAAGTGATGTGTTGAGCCGGCGTCCGTAACAGGCAATACCGTGCCACTTGACAGATAAGCCAAAGCAGGAATATCAGCCGCAATCAAGGCACGGAAGGTCGCTACCGAGGCGGGCCCAGAAGTTGGTCCTGCCAGCACTTGACCAATGGCTGGTGTGTCAGAAAGATCAGCAACAACTGGCTGCGTTTGTCCAAATGCTCCTGTCGTAGCACTGTATGAGGTGAAGAAACTGTGAGCAGTTCTGGAGGTAGTTACTGCTAATACAGTGCTGCTTGATAGATAAGATAATGCTGGAATATCAGCAGCAACTAATGCTCTCAAACCTGATACTCCTGACATTCCATCTGGTGTGGCAAGAACTAAGTTAGCGGCACCAGATGGAGCTGGACCTGCTGGACCAGTGGGACCAGTAGATCCTGTTGAGCCAGTCGAACCAGTAGGACCTATAGGTCCTGTTGGTCCTGTAGAACCAGTCGGTCCAGTCGCACCATTTGTACCATTGGTTCCAGCTGGACCAGTCAGACCTTGTATTCCTTGAATACCCTGTATACCTTGTGGACCGGCAGTAGCCGCTACATTTACCCACTTGGTTCCATTCCAAGACAATACCTGACCTGGAGTAGCACTTGTGATCAGGACATCCAAAAGTCCCTCAAGAGTAGTACTTCCTCCCCCTCCACCAGCACCCCATTCAAACGTATTCAACGATTGATTATAAACCAGAGTGTTATTGACATCGGTTGGAGTCCCAGTAACCTCTATACCATTGATTTGAGTATTACTATCATAGGTACTGCCATCACTGACTGACTGTTGAGTAGGGGGGTTCTGGGTGGTGTTGCTGGTCTGCGTGGAAGAGTTTTGATAAACCGAAACTTTAGCCGCGACCGCCGCTGGTGATGTCAAATCCGCCGGCGTCAATGAAAAGACTTGAGCGAAACCAGAAATGGAAAGGAAGTCTTGACCCACACTTCCAAGCCCAGGAACCGTAGTCAGCAACTGGGCAATCATTGGATTGTTAGGAACAATAGACTTGATTAGAGACCAGGCAGCCTTCAGAATGTAGTTAGATGAAGAATACAGATTCATCTGGTAATCAAAATCATTCAGTCCGTGGAAATCTTTCTTCAGATGACTAAGTTGACCAGCGTGTGCTAACTTCTGGAGAGCAGGGAACTGCTGTAACTTCTGCATTCCACTCACCCCGATGGGTAAGTTGAACTTCTGAAGATACTGATCAGCCAGATTGTTCTGTACATCTCCGTTAGCCATGATTATCTACCACGATTCCCACGAGATCTTGGATTACCCTTGAACATGCTTGTTCTGGAAGGCACTCCAGTAGGACTATTCGTCCCAGTTCTATTAACAGGAACGATGATGCCGCTGGCTGATCCATGCCGCTTCATAATGTAAGCCAGCCTGTACTCTTCGTTCTTGCTCTGATCTATTTGTCTGCTGGGAACCCCAGCACGCTCTCTTTTTTGATCAGTCACACTGATAGGTTTATCGGTGATAGCAGTCCCATAAGAAGGAACTCCCCATCCAGGAACATAACCAAAGGATGCCATCCTGCGATAACTTTCCTTGGT